AGGGTATGACTGTAGTGTAAAAATTGTGTCAAGAGGAATAGTAATAGAAAGTTTAAAATTACCAAATGTTTCAGCTCAGGTTCCAGATGATGAACTTCCTTCTACTTCTGAACAGGAAACTAAAAAAAGAGAAAAAGATGCCGAAGCATTAAAATCATTCTTTAGTTATATAGACTCCAGTCTACAAAACTACCAACCTGATAATATTGATAATAGTCCATTTTCTTTTAGTCTAAAGAAATACCTAAGTGAAGAAAGTCCATTTGAGAAGTATAAAGCTAATGCCAAAACTATTGCTAATAAAATAAAAGCAGGTTTTGCAGATAGCGCTAGGGATTTTAGTTACGTAGATAACAGCGATGATTTTAAAGTTTGGCATAGTTTTTTTAAAGAGGTAGAAGATGAACCTAGTTGGTGGCCATACGGTAGTACGGGAAACCTTTTTTGGATTAACATGAAAACATTTCTTTCGTTAATTAATAAGGTTTATTTAGTTGAAAACCCTATAAACAACAACCCTATTGTATCATTCTGCTTATCATATGGTGAAAAATACAAAACATTTAATGATCATTTTTCATTTGATCCCTTAGTTGCAATGGTACCAAGAGTACCTAGTAATAACCCTGACTTTGTCATACGAAAAAAAGGTAGTGAATGTTTAAATAGTGATATGAAAAGTTATGCATCCGGTAACGGTGGTGTAGACGACATAATGAATATTATGATTTCAACCAAATTCTTATCATCTGAAGCAAGTAAGGTAACCGAGGCTACACAACCCGGTGTAGGGGTTATGGATTTTATTAAAAGTGTTTTAGCTAACATTAATAAGGTATTTGGAGGAATAAATAATTTAGATATATTTTTCGATCATGACGTATGTGCGTATAAGGTTGTTGATAGGGGGTTCCCTTTACCATCCTCAACTTTTCCTATAATAAACGTTACAGGACTAAACACAACAGTGTCGGAACTAAAAGTACAAAGTAAAATATCTCAAAATATATCATCTCAGATTTCTATTGCTGCTCAAGGTCACTCAGGTACTTACGGTGAAAACCTTAAAGCAATGCTACAGTGGAATGCAGGTGCTTTGGATAGACACATTACAAGAAAAGATCAATCATCAAATGATGGAGATACTAAAAATACCGATACAGTAGCCAACCCTCCAATTCAAGAAATAATCAGTAAGGCTTTTGCTCAATTTGTAGATGAAAATGCAAGAAGTGGTAATATAAACTTAAAGTTATGGTCTCAAATTAGGAGTGAAGGGGCAAGTTATATTAACCAACTGTATCTAGGAGATATAAGCGGCGAAGGTAAGTTTGAACCTATGCCAGTACCTGTAGAGTTAAGTTTTAAAATGCAAGGTATATCCGGCATCAAAATTGCAAGCACATTTCAGATTAACAGACAAGTTTTACCATCTAAATACCATAAGTATGCTTTTATTGTAACCGGTGTTGATCATGAAATAGGTGCAGACAATAAATGGTATACAACAGTGAAAGCTAATTTTTACGCGACAGGATTATGAAATTCATACCTAAAATAAAACAAATCATAGGAGGCAAAATACCCGGTATTTTGAAGGATCCGAAGACCGGTTTAACTTTTAATGGTCCATTTGTGCAAGATTTTTTAGGTAACTTTTTCAAAGGAACAAAAATAACTAAAGATTCTAAACCTTTAGAATTTGTACCCAATGAACAAGCAGCTCAACAGACATTAGGTTTAACTAATGAGTATAGACAACCTACACCTTCGGACTATAGTAAAGGGTTGTTTGTGAGATACTTTGTAAAAGATGGAAGATCTGGTATAGTTGTAGAAGTGGGGAAAGAACAATATCTTAGAGAAAGAAAACAAAACAAACTTTACCGACGTACTCTTAAAGTTCAATGGTATGTAACAGGTGAGTTAGAAGATAAAGTTATTAACGGATACATATACCCTGGTATAAGAGCTAAAAATCAAGATGTTATTAATCAGGCTGAAGAAGCACTATCAGGCATCAGTGACAAACTATTAAAAGACCCTACACAGTTTGTTCGTAAGTAAAATTATCTTATATTACATAAAAGGTTATATAAGTGTTTTATATTGTAGAGCAAGATAGTAAGTTAGAAAGCTTACAACGTTTATCAAAATTAGGATTATACGTAGATGTAATATCATCTAACGACCTATACCATCCTAAACTTACCTCAACAGTAGCAGTTTACGTTAGACCGGTTTATTCTGGTCACGGATACATTATTCCTATCAACCACGATGAAGGTTTAAACGTTACTAAAAACCGTATCTCTGATATTCTTTCTTCAACGAGTAAACTATATACATTAGATAAGAAAAACTTACTCTACCACTTTAATTTACAGCAAGCAATAGACCTCTCATTAGTTTATTCTATGACTAAGTACGATAGATTAGAGTATTCTAGAGAAAACAATACCTTAAATCACTTTTATAACAAGTTTAAAGACTTTCCTAACATAAACCAGCTGATACCTATTAGTAAACTTTATGAATCTTGTGAGAAAGTATACGATCAAGTCAAGCATGTATTAGAATATGAGATTCCACCCGGCTTTGACTTTTATAATAAGACTGCAACCAACGTATTTTTCTTACTTGAGCAGTCGGGTATCGGGATTTACTATGAAAACTTTGTAAAAATGTTTACACCACGTAATCCTTTATTTAACATCACAGATAACACAGTATTAACATCTTACAACCTTTACAATGTCACATCTAGACCTACTAATGCTTTTAACAGCGTTAATTTCGCTGCTATACCTAAAAGCTCAGAACACAGGAAGTGCTTCAAACCGACCGGTGATTTCTTTGTTGAGTTGGATTTTGATGGGTATCACCTTCGTTTACTTTCTGAACAGGTTGATTACCTCCTATCCTCAGACTCAGCTCATGAACAACTAGCTAAATTATATTTTGAAAAAGACGAGATTAATGAAGACGAGTACCAAGAAGCAAAACAAATTAACTTTCACGCAATTTACGGTAAAATACCTGAACAGCACCGGAATTTAGAGATATTTCAAAAAATACAAGAGTATATTGATACGATGTGGAATTTTTATAACGATAACGGAGTAGTTTACAATCCTATCTCAAATAAACCCTTTACCAAAGAGTTAAAAGAGATGCATCCAGCGAAATTAATGAACTATATGATGCAATCTCTTGAGACCTCAAGAAATATTCTTATATTAAAAGAAGTACTAAGGTACCTAAAAGATAAAAAAACTAAACTAGTATTATACACCTACGATGCATTACTTTTTGATTTCCACAAAGAAGATGGAAAAGAAACATTAGAAAAACTACAAGAGATATTAGAATCTGATGGTAAGTACCCAATTAAGTTTAAATATGCAAAAGATTTAGTGTTATAGCACAAAAAAGATATTTATATATGATACAAAATGTTGTTAGCCCGGCTTTCGATTATGACCTAGAGCCGATATATTTAAACGAAGATATGAGTAACAAACTTTTCTGTACCTTTGCTACTGAGGATACATTAGAAGGAATATTAGAAGAGATTCAGAGCAGGTATAAGATAATTTATAATAAAATCTTTGTACTTTACTCAAAATCTCAAGATGAGTACATCTGCACCTATAATGTTGACTTTGGTAATGTAGGTACATTTTTAGAAAACACTATTTTAGTGCACCGTAAAAAGGAGTCTAACACTCTTTATACGATTAATGCACTCAATACACTCATTAAAGAACTTAATGACGGTGTACTTGACACAAACTACCGTATAAACTGGCCAGACTACAGAAACTGTATACTTCTGACCAAAGGACCTGAACTTAAAAGGGTCAACACTAAACTTTATAAGATAATAGAGTTGGAGAACTAAAAAAAAGTTCTTATATTAATAATAAGTTATATTAAAATTAGTTATATGGATTTAAATGCTATACGCGCAAAGCTGGATTCGTTAAATAATAACGGACAGCAAGGAGAGAAAAAAGATTACTCCGAAATTTTTTGGAAACCGTCATTAGGTAAACAGACTGTACGAATTGTACCTTCTGCCTATGACCCTGTCTTTCCTTTTAAGGAATTAAAATTCCACTATGGAATAGGAAAGTATCCGATGATTGCATTATCAAACTTTGGTAAGCAAGACCCGATTGAAGAGTTCGTAAAA